CACCTGTTGAACCACCTGAACCACCTGCACCTTGATGTCCTTGTGCTCCTTGTGCACCTGTTGAACCACCTGAACCTGTAGCACCTTGATGTCCTTGAGCACCTTGAGCACCTGTTGAACCACCTGAACCTGTAGCACCTTGAGCACCAGTTGGACCTACATCTGATATATTAATGGTTCCAGCCATCGCTCCATGATACTGGCAGTTATAATATAAAGTATTTGGTGCATTGTATGGAACTGCAAAAGTAAGAGTTCCTGATTGAGTTCCATTACCTGTTACACCAGTTGTATATTGATTTCCTGTGCCTGTGCTTGATGAAGTTTTAATAAAAAATGGATGACCTGAAGCGTTAATATTAAATGTGTATGTAAACCCTCTAAGTAAATTTAAAGTTGGATTATTTGAACCATCAATAACATATGCACCAGATCCAGAATTAGTTACAGTGAATACTCTTGAACCTGAAACTCCTTGATGTCCTTGTGCTCCTTGTGCACCCGTTGACCCTCCTGAACCACTAGCACCCTGATGACCTTGTGCTCCCTGTGCACCAGTGTTACCATTAGCACCTTGAGCACCCGTAGCACCCGTAGCACCTTGTGCTCCAGTTGATCCTCCTGAACCTGTTGCACCCTGATGACCTTGTGCTCCCTGTGCACCCGTTGATCCTGTTGCACCTTGAGCACCTTGAGCCGCTGCAGTTCCAGCAACGCCTTGAGCACCTTGAGCACCAGTTGATCCTGCACTTCCAGTCGCTCCCTGTGCACCTTGAGCACCTTGAGCCGCTGCAGTTCCAGCGACACCTTGAGCACCTTGAGCACCAGTATTACCATTAGCACCTTGAGCACCAGTTGATCCTGTTGCACCTTGAGATCCCGTAGATCCTGTTGCACCTTGAGCACCAGTTGACCCTGTATTTCCAGTCGCACCTTGAGAACCTTGAGCACCAACTGCACCTTGTGCACCACCACTCACACCTGTTAGATTACTACCATCACCAAAATATTTAAATGCAGTGACTATACCAGCAGCAAGAACTGCGGTATTGTTAGCATCAACTGCGGTTACATTAGTGGTTCCGATCCCGACATTACCCAGTGTATGAATACCAGCACTATTTTGAGTAAAGTAATTGAATGAAGATAAGGCACTTAACACACCAGCGTTTGAATCTACCCACTGAGAACTATCTCCATCATTGTAATATATTTTTAGAGATCCAGTATCACTCTCCCACCACAAATCACCAGCGTTTGGACTTGAAGGAGCATTATCTGATATGGTAACAGTCTCACTTCCACCAGATGTTTCAACCCATTGATTACTATCATCATCAGCATAGTAAATGTAGAGTTCACCTACGTCACTATCCCACCATAAATCTCCTGCGGTGGGTGATGATGGTGCACTGGATGAAACAGTTACGTTAGCACCACTACCACCGCCTCCGCCACCGCCACCACCACTTCCAGTGGTTGTACCGATTCCGCTATTTGCTAATACCCATTGAGCACTATTAATATCTTGATAGTAAACATTTAGTTCACCTTCATCACTATCCCACCATAAATCTCCTGATCTTGCATTAGGTGGTGCGAGTGTAGATATTGATACGGGTGTAACTGTAATTGTAGATATAGTTCCACTCGCAGTTGCAGTGACTGCAGCACCTACAAAGTTTAATTTTGATACAGTGTTTGCAGTTCCAACTAGAGTTCCTTCATCAAATATTGATATTCCATTTACTAAAGTTGCTGGCGTGTCTTCCTGCCAGTAACGATCAAAGGTTGTACCATTATCAACTGTAATTAACTTATAATATGTGCTTGATACTGGTAAACTTTTCTCACCAGGAAATCCCAAGTTAGGTTCTACCTGACCTGGTTCCACATACAAATGCCTGTCTGTGGATAGACCAGAAAATCCAATAATCTTGGATCTTCCACTTAAATATCGCTGACTTGATCTCCTTCCTTCAGCCATTATGCAGTGCTATTTTCAAGGATACTCGCAATGAATTCCATTTGAAGTGGTGCGACTAATCCACCAGAAGATGAAATTCCAACGCTGACTGCGATTGTTGTTGTAGTAGTTGATGCGATGGCAATATTAGTTCCTGAATATGGGTCAGTTGATCTTGGATATCCATGCTCTGTCGAGTTACCATCTTGTGTACAAGTGAATATAATAGAATTATCTGCTATCTGAACTGTATTACTTCCTGCGACCAATCCATGTCCAGCACCCAAGGTTAAAGTCAGCACACCATCAATCCCTGTATATGTTGCAAAAGAAGGTGTAAACTGTGCTCCAGTATTCGCAGTAACCGCATTACTTCTTGAACGAACAAAATAATGTATCGCTGGATTATAAAAGTGTGGATATCCTTTTGAGCTACCTATGACTGCTGTGAACGTGCGTGATATTCCGACTGCGTTTGTTATCTCATCTACAACATATGATTGTTGAGGATCAGGAAATATTGTAGTTGTAATTCCTGTGCTCCCTGAACAAGTGAAAGCAATACCACTCATTGTAATTGGATCACCCACATTAAAATTATGTGGATTCATGGTAGTCACAGTGGCTACACCAGTGGGTTCATGATAAACAACATTTGTGATTGTGCCTACTCCCGATTGCACACCCTTCAGGAATAATCTATCAAGTGTTAGTGGTGTCTTCTCTAAAACTAATCTACCATCAATCAGTATCGCAGCATCATTTGGTGGTATCTCGATATCCTTGATTATCCTAATATCTCTCTTATTACCTGTGCTTCTAGATTCTCTTCGGTGAATTAATGTTGCTGTAGGATATGTTTGTCCGATTCCAACATTAGATACTTGTGCATACAACAAAATTGCAGTAGTTCCAGTTGGAACTTCATAAAGTTTCTGCTCACCTGGTGCGACAGGAACAGCAATGGATAGAAACTTATTGACTGGTGCAATTGCCATATTATTTTATTATCCTCCCAATGCAAGAATTAGTGGGGTAAGGTTTGCTTGTATCGCTCTATTGAAGTCTCTTCCAGAAATAGTTGAAGTAGTTTGGTTAATTTCTAATCCTTGACCAATTCTAAAATTACCTTTTTGATCGGTGCTGGTGAATGGAACTTGACCTCCATTTATCGCAACAATTTCATTCTCAGGAATTGGTTCACCACCTTGGAAGGGGTTTGCTCTATTTATGTCGGTACCTGCACCTACGTACTCAAAGGAATGTGAACTAGTGATGATACGACTAATTCTTAAAAACTCAACACCTACACCTTGAGCAACACTATATGGTATGAATTCATTAAATGTTACTGTAGTTAATCCAGCGTTAACACCACTTTGTACTGGTTCAGTTGCATCATCAACTGTAAATAATATTGGATCTGTAACTGCAATACCAACTGCACTACCACTGCTAAATGAAATATCAATCGGTTGAATAGGTAAAAAGTTTCTACCACTTGCTATTACATCTACAGATGTTATAGTTCCAGCAGTACTAACATTAGCAGATAATTCCGCTAAGATTCCCTCAGGACCTGCTGGTGCGGTGACTAATACATTTGGTGGTGCAGCAGAACTATATTCACCAGGATTTCCACCATTAGTTATCTTTATACTACGAATTGTTCTCATAGGTTGTGTGAGAATACCACTATAACCAGCAACTTCAGGATAATCAGATAGATTTATTTTAAAGAATAATGATTGACCATCAAAAGGTTTACGAATATTGTTATCAACATCTCTCACATTTAAAAATTGGAATACATCACTTTCAGCAGTTGCTCCACCCGTTGTAATTCCAGTAAACTCTGCAAGACTTGTTCCATCTGCTACTAATCCAAAGTCACCAAATGATGAGTTAGAGTTTGTTAAGTCACACTGTCCACCAGTTCCAGCGAATATACCAATGTGACTATTAATTGTAAAGATAGAGACTAACTGTGCATATGCCTTATTAGTTACAGATACACCAATACCTGCTTCATTATATTGAGTAAACGAATCACACACCATGCTTCTTAAATCTTGTCCAAGATTATTAGTTCCAGAATATGAAGCATCAGCGTATCTACCATCAATCTTTAATCCGATACTACCTGTTATGAAGTTCGTGCAGTTTCTAGCATATGGTGATCTCCACCTTCCACTCGGACCTTCATTCGCTGGACCAGGACCAATGTATCCAGTTCTAGTTGCTTGTGCATCACCTGCGTCTATATCTGCCTGTATTGGTGGGAAAGCAAGACAACCACAACCCTCATGCAATACACCAAAGTTAGCAGCTGCAAAGTTTAAGTTTTCAACGAGACAACCTCTTCTTACATGGAAAATATCATCATTTACATTATTAGGTACAACAGTGACTAATCTTAAATCTTGACCAGATACCGATACGTCAGTTCTTAATCCAACTGGATTATTTTCAAAATAAACACCTGGTCTCACATAAATCGTATCTCCATCTAAAGCGACTGCAGCAGCACCCCCAATAGTTGCCTTTGCATCACCCTCCAGTAATCCTGAATTATTATCATTTCCATCTTTAGTTACATACAAAATATTTGTAGTCTCAACGCCTGGTGGTCTCCATGATACACCAGTTCCAACAGAGGACAGTCTATAATCAGTCTTACCAGCAGCAACACTTCCATTAATGTCGATAAGACTTGAATTTAATTCAACAGTTCCATCAAATACTGCAGCACCATCTACTTCTAACTCATTCTTAAGTGTTGTTTTTTGAAATACATCAAGTGAACTAAAGAAAGTAGAGGCACTTCCAACAGTCAATATTCCAACTACACTAACCTCACCAACAGTTAGTAAATCATCTGCTGGATTAAAAATTAGACCTTGACTTGCATCTATTTTTAATTTATGAAATGTATTTGTTGCAGTTGAATCAATAAAAGTGATTGGATGTGAAGAGTTCGCATCTGTTGAATCAACATCAATAAAGTTTGTATTGGTAGATAAACCAGCAGTGAGAGCAAACCCTGCTGTTGTTGCAAATGTTGATATACCTGCAAAATCAGAGAATGTAGCAAAACCAGCACGGTGTGAATTTGTAGAGAATCCTGATATGGTCGCAACACCAGCAATGTTAGCAAAAGTTGAAATACCAGCAAAATCAGAAAAAGTTGCAAAACCTGCTCTACTTGCCTCAGTCGCTAATATTGAAGTTGATATTGTACCTGTTGTAAATCCTGTTATTATTACTTGATCACCTATGAATACTTCATCATTAAAAAATGAAAGTCCATCAACTTGTGTGTAGTCAAGAGTTGTAACTCCATCTACATTAAAATCTTGAACTATATCAACATTACCAAGAACATCCAAAGCATCCCTTAATGTTGCAGGACCATCTACATCGAGAGTGCTATTTAAATAAGTAACTCCATCTACATCAAGATCACTTCTAATTCTAGCTGCTCCATCTACATCTAGAGGTTTTGTTGGATTAGCAATATTGATACCAACGTTTGATGTTGTGTGTATTCCTGATGCGTTTTTAACCCAAAATGATCTAATATCAACATCTAATGTACCATTACCCGCATCTGTTCCAAAAACAATATCACCACCACTCCTAGTTCCAATCAAATTGATTGTAGTAAATGATGATACACCTATGTTAATTCCTTCATTTTGTGCAAAGAAACCATCAACTAAGGAGGTGGGTGGTGCTGGAACCCAACGTATACCTCCAGCATCTTTACTTAAGAAATTTCCAACACTACCTTGAGCATTATCTGAGTCATATATTTGTTCTCCTATTCTTACTGATCCACCAATATCTAATTTTTGATCTGGTAAAGTACTATTAATACCAACATTACCTGCTCTTGTACCTGTGCCTGGAATTGATACATATTCATTCCCACTAAATGAAACTCTAAAATAATCAGTGACTGTTAAAATCCCAACCTGCAGATTATCAATTTCAGGTAGTATTGCTGTTGTAAAAGTTGCGATACCAGTAGAAAAAAGATTTCTTAAAGTTAAATCTGTAACGTCTAAAACACCTTCGACATCTACATCATTGAATGTTGATATCCCTGATACATTTAATTGATCTAAATTTAAACTATCAGTGCCATCAAAATTATAATATAAATTTCCATAAACATATAGATCCTCGTAGACACGAACATCCTTATTAAACCAAGCCTCTTGACCTGTTACTTCTGGATTATTACTAGGATTTGGATCTGTTGCGGACATTTATTATAAACCCTTTGGAATGTTTATTTTGTTTAATTGACCTGTTATATTAGTAAAAACACCACTATCCTTAATTTTACTACCTATATCTGCCCCTGTACCTGAGGCAAAAGATTCTAAACCAGGTATAACACTTTGTTTCATATCTAATAATTGATTTTGCATACCTGGTAATGCTGATCCAAATTGACCTGTTATATTATTTAATGATCCGACTGTGCTTGAGAGATCTAAATTACTGATAGCACCAAGTCCATTTTCAGTGATAGCACTTAAACCAGGTCCTGCCTTATCCAATACTGCAGTTAAATTACCTGTAAGTGCATCAGCATTTAAGTTACCAAAACCCTCTGGTCCTAAAGGAAATCCGCCAGGTAATCCACCACCAGCAAATCCTGATGCGAGATTTAATGCCTTATCCTTAAACGCAGCAAGAGGACCTGCCCCAATAAATGATCCAAGAGTGGCCATGTCTGTGAATGTTTTCGGTAGTCCATTACCACACAAACCACTCATTCTAATACAATTCGCTTGTAAACTAATTTCATTATCTGCTTTTAGACGTATATCATATCCACGTACTTCAACTTTTTTTGTTGCTACTACTTGGACATTCGCACCATTAATTCTTACTGCTCCATTCTTATCTACTTTAATATCTATCGTACCATTACGACTATGTATTAGGATATCTGTATTTTTAGGTGTATTTTCTTCTCCTGCGATAATCTCAATGCTAACGTCAGCGTTTATATATGCCTTGCCATCTTGCTTCATTCCAAAAACACATTTTTTACCACTCTCAGTTGTAGCGAACAAATTGAAGGCAGAGGCACCACCAACTCCCTGTGTAGGATTATTACATTCTAAAGACAATCCTGGACCGAATGATTTCTTATATCTTTTATACCAATTTGGTTCTAATACCGCCATTTATTTTATTTTTTAAATATTTATCTTAAATTATAAACTTTCTTCAGGAGTATCATATATTATCTCATGGGGTGTTGTAGTATGAGCAGCACCTACCATTTTTTTACCAGTGTTTGGGTGCACATGGAAGTTACCATAATATGGTTCACCTTTCACATATCCCACTAAGTTTCCAGTGCGGGGAGCAATACAATCAATAACTTGTTTTACTTCTCCTTGATACTCAGGTCTTATATCTATTGTAGCAGATATATCGGCATTTGCACCAGTACTTGAATTAATTGTGAATTCTACTAATCCATCTATCGCTGTAGTGGTTAATGGTTTAATTTTTACAATTGATCCATTTTGTATTGTAACATCATATTCATTACCAAAATTATCAGTCACTGAATCTCCGTCTGAGTATCCGATACCTGGATTTAAAATTGCTACATCAATAACAGAAAGTTCAGGTTGATCACCAACTGGATAATTTGCACCCACAGAGGTCATGTATATGTTTGTTAGTTTTCCGTCTTTAATAACAGATAATGCCTTTGCTCCATATCCTTGTTTGCAATTATCTACAATTTCAATAAATGGAGGGAATTGATAATCATTACCAGGATTTGTAATTTTTATATCAATTACGCTACCAATTCTATCTTTACCCTCTCCTGTGATATTTCCAAATATTGGTACCGCCTCACCTCCTGATCCTTTACCTCCTCCAAATATTTTTATTTTTGGTGGTTCACATATTGTTGGAAATCCTGAATAACATTCACCTAGTGCACTTTTAAAACCAGGAACTTTCATATCTGAATTAAATATATCAAAGGCACCAACAATATCTTGAATACCATCAAGTGGAAATCCTGTTAATTTAGCAGCAGTTGATGCAGCTGCAGCAGTGTTTGCATTTTTTAGAATAGCACTAAGATCTGCATCACCAGCAGATATAGGACCATATCCTAAACGATACCTACATGGTCCTAAATCATCAGTTTGTATTGGTTCATTACAACCTCTTAGACCGATTGCACCAGCGAGTGCTGATGTGCTATTTCTAATTATATTTTCAACATTAAATCCACCACCACTAAAAAAATTAAGTATCTTATCAAGACCACCCAATGCACCGTCCATACCCTTACCAACTTTTCCTATTATATCATTTGTAATTGCACCAACTACCTGATCACTTACACAATCTGTAACGTCAAAAACATTATCTACCATAGAGTTAAGTATACCTTCTGTGCTCTCACCTAAATCAGCAATTATATTATTTGCGAGACAACCTATTAAATTCTCTGCAACATTTAAAGGTCCAACCATTGCTGTTTGTGCAGCCACTCCTGCGACATGACCTATTGCTGGATTCCCAGTTGCTGCTGTGACTTTTGCTGATACACCTTTATACAACACACCAAGTCCTGTCTGTGCGATTGGAACAATATTTTTAAAAGTGTCTCCAACCATATTACTAGCGATTTTAGTTGCATGATTAGTGATACTTTCCGAAGATGATGATACAATTGATTTCACCTTATCACGATAAAATTCAGTATCAGCATTCAATATTCCCTTTAATCCTTGAACTTTACTAATCATAGTCTTTACATCACTTTTAATACCTGAAACTGGTCCTTTGTTACATAGATCAATCTCTGCACCTGTTGTACTTGTTAATTCATATTGATAAGATTCCGACTCTGGTCCTCCACTAGTATAACCAGTATTTAAACCATCGTTATTCGATAAGTTTGATTCTGCACCATTACTATTATCTTGACTTTTATTAACAGCGTAGTTTGCTTCATTAAATTCTTTACTATATCCACCAAAAACACCAAATGGTGAGGCTGGTGCACCACTTTCTTTCCATTTCTCTTTAAGTTCCTGCCATTGGGTGGTATTAGCAAAAGATCCCATGATCATAGGGACTTGTGCATTATGTCCATCCAAGAAGAATCCAATTACCACATCTCCACCAGCAAGACGAACTGTCTCTGCTGTGTTCAGTGAACCAGAATTACCTGGTGTCGTTAAAACTTGTGCCCAAGGCAAATCTTTATCTGATAATTCAACTATGGAGTATGGGTGATATCCCATGATACGCACTTTATATCTCATACCCCATGCTTTTGGATTTGTACCAAAATTCTCTATCCATTCCTCTGTTGGTGCGATTTGTCCTATCCACCAAACAAATCCGTCCTTGCCTAAGAAATTAGTTTTAAAGGTAGTATTATCCATTAATCAACCTCCCCATAATTATCCCTAATTAAAGTCATAGATGTAAGTGATTGATTAGGATCAAAATGATGACATAAGTTTTTAATCAAATAATATCCACTTTTTCTCCTATCCTTTTCTTTAGTTTCTTGATCAGCATTTAAAAAATCCACTTTGATTACATCACCTGCATGCAATTTCGTATTAAGTGGGACAACCATATTTAAAATCTGAGTGAATAATAATTGATATCTAATTATTAATTGTCTCTGCCATTCAGTATTAGATTCTGTGCTTTTATCAATTTCAGGATCAAATTCTAATACTCCTCGATCAGTGACCATAGTAATTAATCTACTTGGTAATGTTCCTAAATTTTGTTTATCATCATCACTTAATAATTTTGGAACTTCTGTGGTTAACCCAAGATCTATAGATTTTTTAGTAACATCATCTAAAGTTAATTTGCCTTGTTGTTCAGTCGTAAAAGTACCTAGTAATGGGTCAAATTCCATGATTTGATTTCTAAATTGACCCATCGTTAGTTTTGTAATCAAATCATTATTTTGAACAATAGCATACTGTAATACATGTTGATTACCTGTATCTGATATTTTTGAATTTTTTGTAAAATTTACTTCATAATATTTTTTTCTGTCCTCATCAGCATCTGCCTCTTTCTTTCCCCTTTTAATTAGACTATCTATAGATCTAAAATTAAATCCTCGTCGTGTTTGATAGAAAAAATATCCTGGTAGTCCATCCTCTGGAACGGATTTAGCTGCTAACCAAACTAGTGTTTTAAAAGGTTTTTTTAAATTACCAATAAACCCGTACTTATTTCTAGTTTTATCAATGTTATCTTCTGATATAGTTGATGCGAGAGATTCTTTAATTATAGTTTGAACTGTATCACTTACCTTATTTTCTTTAGAAAATCTTCTTATTACTCTAGATGTTTCATTTGTAATAGCCTCTCTTGAAACTAAGTCTAGTGTAAATATTTCTTTCATATTATCGCCAAATTGTCTAGAAACGTTTGAAACATACAAATATGTATCAGGTGTATTAAATTCTATAGGATCATTACCATCAAAATTTCCTGCAATTTTTATACTTACTCTTTCACCACCTCTAATTGGTAAACCACTATACAAGGATCCTACTAACTTATTACCTTTTTTATCTTCTGCACCACCAGCAACCACCACTAAAATTTTAGCAGTTATTGTAGGGGAAAATATATCTTCAAATATATCTATCTGTCCAGTACCTAATTTCAGATCTATAGTAATAGGTGTTCTATTATTTTCGGCAGAATCTGAGGTTTCGGTAGAGATTTCTATCTCTTCGTATATTGAAGATTTAATTGCAGTCATTAGTCATCAAGTTTATTTTTTAATATATTTTTATTAGTATTATCTTCACTACTATTTATTTCGATATTTGTATCGTTATTTCTCATAAAAATATCTTTCAACTTATTTAATTCAAGAGGCACATCAATTTTTATATCGTCCAATCTACCAGGTTTTAGTCTTAATGCATCTTCTAATCCATCCTTAATATTTTCAAATATTGCATTATTATTATTTTCTCCTACATTTAGTGTTTTCTTAACTTTTTTATTTTCATATCCTTCATATGGTATTTCACTTAAATCTACTGGTCTTACCCCCAACTTCGCTGCTGCTTCTAATGAATCTTTGTTAAGTAACGGAAAGTAACCCATGTTACCATTTTTCTCATTTACATAAAGGTAGACACCGTTATCTTCTAACATTTCATGAATTCTCTTATTATCGCCAGAATCTATTACCTCTTGCTGAGTCTCGTTTAATTTACCACCCCTTTGATCTTTTAATACTTGTATTCCATTTTTTATTAATTCTTCATTTGTTAGATTAGGTGGCATTTCTCCACCAACATTATTTGTCTCACCATTTTGACTATCACTTTCTTCTTCATCACCAGTAGAGGGTGGTCTTTGTCCACTTAATTGTTGATACATTTTGTAGAAGTCACCGCCTATTTCCTTAGCCAAATCATTTTCTGATTTTCCCAAAAACTTGTTTATAACTCCTATTGTACCTAATGTTATTCTTGTGAATGAGTCACGAACTTTTCTCATAAAATCAGTCACATTTTTTAATGCTGGTTCAAAATTTATTCTTGTAATATCTTGACCAACTTCTATTAATTTTGCACCAAATTGAGTAAAAAATAATTGAATATTTTTAATAAAACCATTTAAAGCACCAAAGTACTTTTGCATTCTTTTGATAAGATCTTGACTTAATTTAATAATTTTAGGTAAATTTAAAAATGCCCAACCAACAATGGTTAGAGCAATAAAATCCATTATTCTGCCCAAAAATCCTCTAGTATTCTTTTTAATTATTTTTCCTGTATTTCTTATAGAACCAATAATACCAGATGCTTCGAGAATATCCTCTCTCTCCCTCCTCCTCATTAAATCTCGTTTTCTAGCAAACATCTTGGAGGACATTGATAATCTATTTCGACTTACTTTTATATCTTCATCAACATTTTTAGATATATTTTCAGCACCTTGACTCGCATTTTTTATGCTTTGTGATAATCCATTTAGTGATTTTTTAATTGTAGTCAGATTTATTGCAGGTTTCATTAGATTATATTATATGTGACTTGAGAGAAAAATAGATACGGATTATCCTTATTACCTGCTGGTGTTAAACCCAACAACGCTGCTCGACCTTGTGCTGCATCAATCTGTTGTTCTCCTATAGGAACAGGGTTTACTATAATATTTTGACTACTTATGTTACCTTGTCTTATGTTACCTATGGTGGAATCAAATATATTCGTACCTACATTACCTCTTGATACTAAATTCAATCCAAGAGATTGATCAAGCATATCAGTTCCCCGTTTACCAAACTCGTAACCAAAACCAGCAGTTATAAATGACGTACTTTCAAGTAATCTACCAAAATTTCTGACGAAACTGTTTGGACCAAACACTTTCATTTTATTACCTAAGTTACTCTGTATTGATGAAGCGGTAAAACCAGTAATAGCACCACCAGTAATTAAAGCTGGATCTTCGCCTCTTATAAGGTCAATAATAGATAATAATCCAACCTGTGATGCAGATTTTAATATTCCCCGTGATCTAATTGGTCCAGTTTTAACATTACCAGGTGAGGTGGAAGGTGGGGGAACACCAAGAGAGGGTAGTCTACCATATTTCTTAAAAAATTCAGTTCCAATTACTGCAGCAGCAAGTGTCTTTGCAACACCAAATACAAGTTGTATGGGTCTGAGTAGTAAATTTGTGACTGCTAATCTAGTAAGAAATCCTGAGAGGTTTGCTAATGCTTTAATGGCGATAACCAAACCACCATTAATCGCTAAGAATATTGCACCAACTGAAGTGAAAGATTTTAATATATTATCACCTATCTCCTTAATACCTTTTTCATCCTTTGTAATTACCGCACGAATAAATGTTAATGCTCTTCCTGCTAAGAATCCACCCAATAACAAATTGAAAAATCTCATCAATCTAGTTAAGGTGAATGTAGTTCTTGCTCCAATTTTTTGTATTGGTGCGAATAGAGCACCCTGAATTCTTTTTTCTATTACTCCTTCCTTACCCCTTCTGATGTTTAAATCATTTTGCATTGCCTCCTGTCTTTTTTCTTGTGCCTGTTTAGCATTTTCAAGCAATGTTGATTGTTGAAGTTTATCAGATACTAACTTTAACGATGTGGATAATTGTACTACTTGTGCATTAATTGATATAAGAGATGTGTTAATTGTTTGAATCGCAACAGAATTTTGCTGTACCGCTTCACGAGTATCAGCACTAGATTCCTGCTGTTTTCTATTAAACAGAGAGAATGTTGATAATTTTCTGTTTTGTGCAGAAGTTATGTTTTGAAAAACATTAAAAGCAGATTGTGGTTGCTGCTCTTGTTGATTCTGCTCTTCTTCATCCATTGATGCCTGTTTCCTGCTGTTGCTTCAGTTTTTCTTCTTCAATGTACTGTTGAAGTAATGTAAGATAGATGTCTCGCTCCCACGGGATCATATCCTCTAACTCTGTCAAGCTATATTTATGGTGTTGTATTAGGGCAAAATTTGTTTTGTAGTATGACTCAAGGTCTTCATGAGCCATACCTAACCGAAAAAAGCAGTTAGACCCTCTAAAACAACTTCGCTTTCTTTCTTTGTGTTTGGATTTTTTACCTTGATTGTATGAGATAATCTAGGCATAGTCTCAAAAAATTTTTCTATATCCTGAAACTGAGTTGTATTCAGTTGTTCTAAAAACTCTAACAATTCCTTCTTACTACAATCAGATGCAGACCATGACTCGTCCTCGTCAAAAATTTGTTCAATACATGTGCAAACCAAATCAAATGTATCCTCAACCTTCATATCGACATCAAAATTACTTTTGATAAATTCACCCATTGAGGGATACTTCATTCTAATTGATAATTTATCATCTAATTTTATATCTCTTTTATGATCATCGCTTTTTTTTACTTCTATTTCATCTAAATTAATTTGGACAGGTACTTTCGTTTTACCATCATCAGGACAAGTGATCATTACCTCAACACTTTCCCCTACAGATTTACCTCGAATATTTAAGAACAGGTACTCAATATCAAATGTAGAAAGATCATCTAATTTTACACCTTTTGTTAAAATACAATTACTTAAAACATCTTTAACTGCTCTTGTAATTTCCTTATCAGACTGACTCTCCATCGCAATGATGAGAATTTTCTCTTCCTTAACAAGAAAGGGTCTGTATGTAATACTTTTTTCAGAAGATGGAATCGTCAACTCATAAGTTGGCGTACTAATCTTTGGTAATGGCATGATTATTAATTCAGTTCAGTTAATTTATTTATGAGGGTTCATTATTGTTCGTTGTAACAGATTCCGAATTGGATGATACAATATTACTTTCTAAACTTGCACTAGATGCGTCTTTTGGAATACCATCAGAAGAATTATTATTTACTGTATATCTTGATTTATTATTATTTTTATTAAAACTGGTTATCTCATCTTGTTTTGCTTTAGCTGCTAAGAAATTTTCCTTTAGATCATTATATCTTCCTCGATATACATCATAACTTGAAAAACTTCCTGCTGCATATCTATCCACATGAAAATTAACACTTATTTTTAAAACTTCAGAATTTTCATATTTAACAGGTGTATTCGCCATTTGAAATGGATACATTCCAAAAAAGTTATATTCCATCTCTGCATCATAATCCCTATCAAATTTAATTAATCTCGTTTTCTCCATTTTATAATCATCAGGATACTCCATTTGGAAAAAATAATCCTTTTTAGACATATCATATCTCGATCCGTTTGCAACAAATTCAATATAATGTTCAAAAAATTTAAGTAATTTATAATCTTTATCTACATAAAATTCAAATGTTATATCAGGAAAAATGCGAGAATGAGTCATATTCTCAGTTACACCCTGAAAATGACCGATTATTTTTGCGTCTGCTAGTGTACTACCAGGAATTACAGCATTACTACAAAGTAAACCAGATGTCTCAGTAATAAATCTATAATTAACTCCTCTAACACTTAGATGTTGTCTTACACCAAGAGGTAAACCGCCAAATATCACTTGATAATGAGATGTTTGTGCTAAATTTGTAAATGTAGGTTTGAAATCTGATATTCTACGGGGTCTTACCACTCTAAATACCTAAAACTTGTCTTATTATTATTTAGATGTCTTACAAGGGTAAATATCAACCATCTTATCCTCGAAAGTATAGGGGTAATCCCACAAATATCATTTATAGATCACTTTGGGAAAGAAAGTTTATGGTTTACTGTGATACAAATGAGAGAATACTTGAATGGGGCAGTGAAGAAATGTATGTATGGTATCGGTCTCCAGTCGATAATCGTGCACATAGGTATTATCCAGACTTCTATATCAAAGTACAAGAGAGTAAAGATGTCGTAAAACGATACATCATCGAAATTAAACCTGATCGACAAACAAAACCACCCACAAAACCAAAAAGACAAACAAAGGGTTATCTACGTGAAGCATACGAGTATGCAAAAAATCAAGCAAAGTGGAACGCAGCAAATGAATGGTGCAAAGATCGTGGTTTTCAATTTAAAGTATTAACAGAAAAGGAGTTAGGAATCAAATATGGCACGTAGAGCGAGAAGACTATCACCAAAAGCATTACTTAATCTTCGTGCTAAGTTAATTGATGAGGGTTTGTATAGGGATGATAGACCAGAAGACACAATTGATAATCGAATTCGTCCTATTTCTGATAGTCTGGCACGAATAACAAATCCAGATGATCTTGCTCAGAGAGTTAAAAGTGTATTAAGAGAGGGTCCGATAGTTCCAATACCAGGTTCACTTTACATCTTTCGATACATGGCGAAGACACCTGAAATACGTTTTGATCTAAATCCGCTTGTCCAAGTAACAGAAGTTTTCTCATATGGATTCATCGGATTCAATTTTCATTGGGGTCGAAATCGAAAATATAGTTATCCAGAGATACAAGGTGGATTGTATCAAGTCACCACTGATGAGTTAAAAGACCTTGAATTGATACCATTTCAGAATTTCCAAATGAATCCTCCTAAATAGTTAAAAAGATAAATGGCTGAATATACTGTCACACAAGAATTTGACTCCAATACGTTTGGAACAACTGTCGAAAGTGGCAAAAAAGAAGAAAATAAAAAAGGTAATACTAAAAGGGGTATTGGAACACCCAAAATTATGAATTACCCGATATCACGTGATAATGATTCAAAAGCCGAGTATCTTGAGATAATTATAGAAGATTATACTCCACCAGGATTAACGTTACCTGCTTTTACTTTTGCTGCTGATGAAGAAGGCAGTACAAATGAAGGTGATAAGATTCTAAAGGCAGCTGGTGGAGTGACCACAGATAATGCTACGAACTTTGCATTAAGTAGGGGATCTGATACAAATAGAAAAAATATAGGAGAAAGAAGTAAAAATAAAAGTTTAAAACATATAATCAATCTTCCAATACCTCGAAATGTAACTGATACACAAGGTGTTCAATATGGTGAGGGATCATTAAATCCACTTGAAGCATTTGGAACAGCACTAGTCTCTGCAGGATTTAGTCCAAATCAACCTATCGACAGATTAAAAAGTGCAGCAACTGCAGCACTCGGAAAGTCAGCAGAAATATTAGGAGATACCGATACACAAAATATATTTGCTGCAACTCTTTCTGGATCTTTAATTGGTGCATTAGGAGGTAATGTTACTCCAAATCAATTAATCTCAAGAGCGACTGGTCAAGTGCTTAATCCTAATCTCGAATTATTATTCAATGGTGTTGGACTTCGTGTTTTTCCATTACGTTTTGAATTTTTTCCCAGAAATCGGTCAGAAGCTATAACTGTGATGAATATAATAAAAACACTTAAATATGAAATGGCTCCAAGTCGTAACAAAACCGACGAAGCAAAAAATGGAATCTTTATTGGTGCCCCAAGTATATTTCAACTTACATATAAAAAAGAAAATAAACCTCATCCATTTTTGAATAAGTTTTTACCAACATTTTTAAGTGATATGAAAGTAAATTATACAGCGAGTGGATCTTATTCTTCATTCTATGATGGTACACCCACACACATTTTAGTGGAATGTCAGTTTAAAGAAATCAATCCTCTATTCAAGGAAGATTACGAAGAATCTAAAGGAGGAGTTGGTTACTAATGACTTATTTCAGAGAATTACCAAATATAGACTATCAGTCACCATTTAAGGAAAGAAGTTCCTCACAAGAATACGTTCGTGTAAAAAATTTGTTTCGTCGAGTCAAACTACGTGACGATATTAAGGATTCGATTACATACTTACAAAATTATTATATTAAAGATGGATTTCGACCAGATCAAGTTGCTGGTGATTTATATAATGATGTTGGTTTGGATTGGGTAGTTATTACTTCATCAGGTATTGTTAATATTAGAGATGAATGGCCATTAAGTAGTAAAGAATTATATGAATATTCACTAAATAAGTATGGTAAAGATTTAAATGAAATTAAATATTACCAAACAACAGAAGTAAAAGATTCGTCAGGTAAAATTTATCTTCCAAAAGGTAAGATAGTTGACTCTGATTTCACCATACCAGATCCAACATCTTCTACAGCAACATTAAATCCTGTAGGAGGAGTTACTCATTATGAATATGAGTCAATCATTAACGAACAAAAAAGAAATATTACACTACTAAGACCATCTTACATACAATTATTCTTAGGTGATATGAGAAAAATTATGTCTTACGATAAATCTTCACAGTATGTAAGTAGAACTCTTGTAAGAACAGAGAATACTAGAAATACAGATCCAAATTAAACCGATGAAAACTTATCTACAATTTATTTTTGAAGTTAACTTTCCTAAGACAGGAAGTGATGTAGAAAAAGAAAGGTGGAATAAAGTAAATGCTAGATATCAAGCGATGTCTGATGAAGATAAGGAAAAAAGAATTATTGGAAGTGTTGGTAGAGACGAGCAAGGACAGCGAAGATACGGTTTTAAACTTAAAAAGTCAAGACAAGATCAACAAGAAAGAAGAGGATCTGTAATGAGACCCATTTCAATGCAAGATCTAATTGATTATGGAAATAGAAATCTTATACCAAATACCAAAAAAATTGCAAAAAGAGCATTGAATATTGAAAGAAAAAGAAAGAGAGTTCAAAAAGCAGATGCACAGAGACAATCACAAGATTCTGGAGAACAGTATGATGTAGATCATATCATGCCACAAATGAATAGAAAAAAATACACAGATAGATATCACAGGATTCATCCAGGTGATGCATCTGATAACAGAAGAGTTATTTCTCAGAGAGAAAATTTAAAAAAAGGTTCTAGAGATCTCGGAGATAAAAAAATGACCAGAGCAAGAGCAATTTACATGGCATTTTTGAGAGGAGCAGAGGAACAAGAAAACAAAAAGAAAGGTCAAATACAGAAATAAAAAAACCGTAGATTTCTCTACGGTCTAATTTTACTTAAGTAGTAAATTTAAATATGCTGCTATAACTAAAAGAGTCAAACAGAGTTGATTGTACTTCACTCCTCAGCAAGTCTTGCGAAGTATGAGAGTGTATCTTCCTCATCAGCATCTGCACTAGCAGTTACTGGTGCTGAACTTGATGTGGTTGCAGCAGTCACAACTTGCTCTGCTCTTTCTCTCTCAATGATTTCTACTTCATCTTCTACTTCTGCATCTTGACGAGGTGCAGCGTTTCCAAGAACTGAATTGAGACGTTTCTTCAATTCGTCATATGACTTGAACTGATCAGAAGCAACTAATTCAGCGAGTGAATACTGCTTCTTCCACAATGCTTCAAGAGCATCATCATCATCTAAGACAGGACTTACTGCAGCAAATTCAGAACTATCATAGTTTCTATAACCTGCTACATTCTTTGCCTTTAACTTAAAGTTAGCACCCTGCCAGAAATCAAATGGGTCGATTGCTTCTTCGTCTTCAAACTCAGGTTGCATCGCAGCAGTAAGTTTATCAAAGATTTTCTTACCATACTTGAATAGGAATACTTTCCCTTCATTATCTGGATTTGCAGGATCCTTCACAACATATATGTTGGAAATGTAAGTTAGTTTACGCTTTTGCTTTCTTGCTAACTCCTTTCCAGCGTCTGTTCCGTTGTTCCACAAAGATGTGTTGTACTCGGATACTGGATCTTTCTGACCTAAAGAAGTCAGAGAGTTTTCAATATACCAACCACCAGGTCCTTGGAAGGCATGTGAATATAATTTTACAAATGGTAAATCTTCACCATTTGGTGCAGGTAGAAATCTGATAACAGCATAACCATTACCTGATTTATCGACATCTAGTTTCCATAGACGGTCATCACCTGACCCTCCATTATTATTCATCTTCTCGACTTGCTTAACTAACTTAGCAGTCAAAGAACCTAATTTGGATTGTTTTTTTAAGTCTGCGAATGACATTTAGATTACCTCGGATTAATTTGGATTCGGGGGATGTTTAGATTATATCAGAAAAGTCCTCGTCAGTCAACTTTTCTTTCGCATTTGAAATAAATACGAATCTGATGATATTTGGGACTTTTGTACTCTTCTCTTTTTAAAGGTGTTGAGTATTCTCTGAGTGGATTACGGTGGATTGAAATTTGATCGTGTTTATGGTACATAAAATAATTAGTGTAACTAATTATTTATGCAGTTTCGAGAAAAATTTTCAGTGCTTCAATAGTTGTGTGCATATTATCAAATAAGAATTTAATATCAGTTCCTTCTGGATAACCCATCAGTTTAACTGTTTTGTTTAAATCCTTTTTCATTTCAATTGCAGCAGGATCATCAGATAAAGATAGACGGGCATACATCACACGTTGACGATCTAGCAGATCTGCTAGTTTGGTAACATGTTCTACTTGCTCATCATATTCCATCATATGAAAAGAAATTAGTTTACCATAAACTTCTTCTTGAAGTTTATTGATTTCTCCTAATTCTTCTCTGATAATTTCAGAGTCAAAAAAAGCACTCATATCAATTCTCTTAGAACCTTCTTGTATTGGAATACATCTATATTTATGAAAGGAGTGTACTTCCTTATTTTCATACTGACGGTTTCCCACACTGGATCAGTCAATTTCTTATCAAAATCTTTTACAAAGGAAAAGATCTGTTCAAGAATAACAAGTATCTCTAAATTAATATCTCCACCCAGATACTTTTTAAGTAAAAGTGGATGTCCATTAGAACAATCAAATAATTCTTCAAGATCATTATTATTTAAAAGATCAGTGATTGTTTCTTTAAAGATATATCCTAAACTCTGCTGAGTCTTCGACCACTCAGAATACGTTCGCTCACCAGAGTTTATAATTTCACCAATCCAAAGACTTTGTGGATTATCAGCAGATACAAAATTAGATACTAAAAATTCTACAATTTGTTTGTCTGGATATTTTCTAGATGTTTTCTCAAACCAATACTTATCTTTTCTCTTATTAAAAGATGCTATCTTTGCTCTTGACCTACCACCATACTTAAAGTAATCATACTTCGGATTTGAAAAATGATTCTTTACAGAAAGGTATGTTTGATAGGTTTCAAATGGTGTCACTTTCATCTTCTGCCTCACATTCTAATTCTGTAATTGAATCTACAGGCACTTCCGCCTTGCCGATACGATACCAATGTTGATCTACACCAATACTATCAGGTCTTACACCTAAGTATTGTAAATCAGGGAAAGAATGCTCACGAAGCATCGCTTGCAGTCTCCAGTGAATTAACTCTG